CCTGCCTTATTACCAGAACCGAAATTAACAATTTGCGGTTCGCCATATGCAACCATGTCGATAGCTGTTACCAAAGTCTTGGCGAAATTAGATACATTTTCTGCATCTGTGATTGCTTCGTGATCGCATCCAGAAGCATCAACAATAAGATGATAACCCCAGTACGAATTTTCAATTACTTCATCATTCATTATTCACTCTCCTTATTATAATCGATTTTGTTGATGAACTTGAACTTCTTATAATCATCCCAGCTCTTGAGGTAATCATTGTCTTCATCAAACATACTTAGGTATTCTTCTTTAGAGATTTCTCTGTGTGAGATAAAAACTGGAGAAGGAGTAAGATGTTGCTGAGAAAATTCTTTAAAATCAAGATTTTCGTATTGGCAAACAATTTCATCAAGAGCATGCTCAATATCATCTTCAACTTCCACAACATAACGAATGCGGAACTGCGAAAGGCAATCAACCATAACAAGCTTTTTCATCAGTAGGCATCAATCTCTTGAACGTAAAGGACAGAATCAACACGGAAAGAACGCCAACCATTAGCCTGAATATCCCAGCAAGCGATAACTTCAAGGTTTTCAGGACGTTGCTGTTGTTCATTCAAATGATTAAACTGTTCCTGTGTTACAGGAAGGTGCTTAGGGTCAAGGGTGCATCGCATAACGCGACGGTCGCCATTCACCTTGTTGAATGTTACCTCACAAACAGAGGTCTTAAGATCTTGGATAAGCTTATTACGTTCGTACATTTTTCACCTATTCATTCAGTAGTTGTTGAGAGGAACTGTTTACTTCGTTTAACTTTTCTGCTAGTTGTGCATATCCACCAATGTAGAATCCATCAACTACCACTACAGGAAAGGTCTTTGCTGATGGATATTGTTCCTGAAGAATCTCGCGAGTGAAATCTCTATCCAACATTTTTTCTTCAAACTGAATACCGTGAGTAGTCAATACATTTTTTGCACGAGAACAATACGGACAGTTTGGCTTAGACCAAATAGTTACATAACCAATACTCATAGACGCTTCTCCCAGTAAGCTTCGATATCAAGTGGGTCAGTTGGGTCGTACCCATTCACGATCATGTCAGCCATAATCAAATCCTCCAGATATATATCCATTATACTCTCCTTTTTCTCTCTAGTCAAGTGTTATTTACCAATGCCTAATTACTCCCGCGATGATAAACATATTCGTAATTATATACGATAATACGATCACCGTACGAATAATAGCTACTTTATCTGACTCTCTATCTGTTATGCCATCTTTTCTACCTAAAGCTTTTGCCCAAAGTCTCCACATCTTAATAGAAGTCAACAATCTCATCTGCAATGCCATACTTGATAGCTTCTTTAGCAGTAAGCCATACATCTTCCGGAGGAAGTAGATATTTTTTAACTTCTTTTTCAGACATACCAGTGCATTTTGTATAATGATCTAGAAGACGCGACCTAGTATTATCATATTCTTTGACTCTAGCATGAAGCTCATGTTCTTTGCCATACGACCCCCAACTATACTGATGAGAAAGAATAGCAGTATTGCGAGTAATATAACGATGTCCCTTTTCACCAGCAATAAAAGTAAGTAAACCACAAGAAGCAATTTCACCAAGTCCATACGTATATACAGGAATTTGTGAACCTTTCATTGTATCAATTAATGCAAATGCAGAAGGCACTTCTCCACCTGGAGAATTGATAAGCATTTTTACAAATTTTGGTCTATTTTTTTGCATTAAGTTACGAACAAGAATAAACTCGATAGCTTCTTCAACCGAACCAGAATTAAAATCTTTAAAAAACATCATATAATGATGATCATCTAGGGAAGGTATACTAGTTATTTTTTCTTTTTCTGCCATTATTACTCTTTCTTGTCAAGAATTTCAATTAATAATTTGGCTGTACCACTATGAAAGAATCCCAAAGCTTGCGCGGCTGCTGGCGAAACATCTAGTTCTCTACCCTTAACATATGGCCCCCTATCACTAACAATAGCCTCTATTGTATTACCGTTCTTCACATTAGTCAATTTTAACATTGTACCAAAAGGTAATGTTCGATGGGCGACAGAGTATTTATTAGGGTCAAATTTTTTGCCCTGAGCAGTTTTTTTATTACTAGTGTACCAAGAAGAATTGCCGTAGTAATCTTCAGCAATTGCATTACTAGAGATTACTACGGCGAATAATATAATTATAAATTTCAATTCTTTTTGCGGTTATTCCGCTGTCTACGCTTCTTTGAACCAATCTTGCGACGACCCTTACGAGGGCGATTTTTATGTGGATGTGCCATTGTATACTCCTATGATTCAATAATTGTTTTCATCAACTCTTTAGCTTCTTCTTCTCCGTAACGATTTACATAAATCTTTTTAGCAGTCGTTATCATAACTGTAGAAAGAAGTATAAGATCGTCTACATCATCCGTCATCATTATTTGTTGTTCTATAGGCTTGAATAGTTCTATCATTCTTCTAAAATGTTTAGCTGTTACAGGATCCATTTTATCTCCAAAAAAAGTGGTGTGCCGGGAGGGACTCGAACCCCCAACCAGACCGTTATGAGCGGTCGGCTCTAACCATTGAGCTACCAGCACTAATTATTAAGCAAGGATTTCCTTGAGTCTATCAGCTGCATAACTTGCAGCAAAAGCTTCTGGCTTTACCTTTGGTGCGAAACCACACATACCTCGAATATAACCAGTAGCCTGTTGAATCACACAAGAAGATCCATGCATTTCATCGGGGTTAATATCTAGGTGAACTTCACAATGACGGTCGCCGATTGTTTCGAACAGTTCGATATACATCGCTGAAGCCTTATATACTTCATTCATTAGGCGATACGACGGGCGGTCATGCTTTTTGTCAAAATCTCGCTCAGTAGTGACTTGCCCAAATACCTTACATCCACGTGACCCATCAATATGAATAACGATAGCAACTGTGTAGTCAGCATACCAGAGGTTATCGCGACCACGATACCGCTCGCTATCGGCTCCAATGTAAATATTGGATGAATCTGAAGCGCGACTGATAAATTCTTTAACTTCATCGAGATTAAACTCTCTTGACATGTCTCACCTGTTTTTTTTGGTGCCCCAGGTCGGATTCGAACCGACACTGTACGGATTTTAAGTCCGTTGACTCTAACCTGTTGGCCTACTGGGGCATTATTACTATAATAGCCTACTTATTTAGAAAGGTCAAGTGTTTTTTGTGTATCCTACACATTATCCATGTGTTGTACCAATCAGCTGATTCTAGTACATTGTTATCAAACTGTAGCTTGGCTTCATAATAACCGAACTCAGCTTTCGTTTTACAGAGCCTGACGATTTCTCGTTTAAAGTTTTCTTTACCGAGTTTTTTTACGTCTTGTTGAAGCTCTTTGTTTGAACCGTAGTAGTCAATCCAATCTGACTCGACTTTAAAACGTTTCTTTTTTCCCTTGACTTGCTTCGACCTTGAAAAGTAAAAGTTTTTCTTACCGATATACTTTCGATTCGTAAGCTGATTTGTTATTATATAAACGAAACCGACATATTCGCCGACTGTATCAAAATATTCGCCATTATAAAACCACATAGGGAGTCCTCCTCCCTATACTTATTACTCGTCGAAGCCAGCTTCTTCATCATCCCAACCATCGGGTTCTAGCGGGATAAACTCTGCGCAGAACGGACAGTAGTCAACTCTCTCGATAGTATCAGATAACACTTCGAAATTTGCGTCGCATTCTTCGCAAGTTATTTCGTATTTCTTACTCATTTTGTTGTTCCTATAATTGATGACAATTTGGACGATAACAAACGTAATTTGTTACCTTATTTAGGTCTAAATTACAAACCCTACAAATGTTACTTATAGAACCAGGTGGCCATGGGGCGGTTGTTGGTACCATTGCAGGTGGCCATGGCCATGCCATTTTATCTCTTGGCCACTGAATATCCATTGTTTTTGCTGGTTTGGTTGTGTCAGGAACGTAAGTGTTATCTTTATGAAACTCTTGCTTTGCTGCTTCCCATCCAGCTTTGAATCCAAGTTCATAAGGAGATGGTGGTGCAAACTCTGACATAAATTTAGCACAACGCTCCATAAGTGCATCATACTTATGTTTGTAATCTTCAGTCATATTTTTTCTCTTCTATCTTAGCATCAATTTTGTCTGGCCAATCAGCAGCAATGGTACCAATGTACCATGATTCTGGCTCTTCATATCTTCTGCCATTGATATGTTTAACATATGCTTTCATAGCACGTTCTTCCCAACGCTTTAGATAATAAAGCTTTTGAAGCTCGCTAGCGTCTTCATTTGTAAGATGCCTCCAATAATTGAAAAGCGCCCAAGCCTTAAATCTAAACCATCCATCATATAACCACTGTTTCATAAACTAAACCCCTTAAATGTGTCACCATTGACATCTTTCTTGACACCACCATTAACATAACTGGTGATCTCAGTTTCCTGTGGTGCTACTTGCACTTCAGCCCCACTAATCCACTTCTGAGTCCAAGGCAGCGGATTAGCACCACCTTTGTACTTAGTTGGTAATCCAACAGCAGTCATTCGCTTGTTAGCGATCCACTCGATGTACTCTGAGAGTAGGGTTTCGTTGAGACCAACCATCGACCCGTCTCTGAATAGATAACTTGCCCATGCCTTTTCTTGCTTAACAGCGCTGTCAAATAGAGCGATGCATTCA